GATTATATTATTAATAAAATTGCAGACTTATACAGGCAGTTTTTGTTTACAGATGATATAGAAAGTTTAAAATTGATAAAGGCTCAACAAAAGGCATTACAAATTATTGAGAATGATATAACTTCAGATATAGAAACTGGGCGACTAGCTCAACTACAAAAAGGAAATTAAAAATGTCAGACCAAGATACTACTTCAACGGCAGAGCTATCAAGCGAAGCTGGAAGCGTAAATATGGTGGATCAAATTGCTAACCTGTTATCAGGTGAACCAGAAAAAGAATCTGTTAAGAAGCCAGAAATTGAAGAATCAGAGGAGGATGATACCCAACCAGACGATTCTACCCAAGAGATTGAAGAAACAGATAATGAGGAACCAGATGACGTTGAAGAAACTGATTCTGACGAAGATGTCACTTGGGCTAATACACTTGGCATTGACGAAAAAAATGTAGTCCTTGACGAAGAAGGTAATTTAGCTGGAATCAATGTAAAGGTTGATGGAAAGGTAAGTACAGTTGGAGTTAAAGACTTAATTGCTGGATACCAAAGCAATAAGAGCAATACTAATAAATCAAAACAACTTGCTGATGATAGGCGAGATTTTGACAATATTAAGAACGCTGTTGCTAATGAGTATGTTAGTAAAATAGAAACAGTTAATAAACTGACACAGCATCTTAAAGATACCTTAATGGGGAGCTATAAGGATGTTGATTGGAATAGACTTAGAGTTGATAATCCTGGCGAATACGCTGCGATGGTTCAAGATTTCAATTTACGCAATAGTGAAATAGAACAAATTTCAAGTGCAGTAAATAATGAAATGCAGGGCATTGGTCAACAAATGACCGCAGAGCAACAGGCTATTCAACAAGAGTATATTAAAAGTCAGGCTGATAAGGTCTTAGAGAAAAATCCTTCATGGGCAAAACCTGAAGTATTCAAAAAGGCTTTAGTAGAGATGAATGATTTTGTAGCAGATGCTTATGGTTTTACACAAGAAGAGTTTGGTGGCATACAAGATGCTAGGATGCTTGAGGTTATCAAAGATGCTATGAAGTATCGTTCAAGCATAAAGAATGTTAAGACCAAACTTGATGTGAACTTACCAAAGTATCAAAAGAGTACAGGAAAGACAACCAAAGCAGTTACTAAACTTGATAAGCTAACAAAGATTGCAAAATCTTCTAATGGTTATCAAAAACGTAATGCTGAAACTGATGCCGTAGCAGAGTTGCTAGGTGGATTATATAATTAATTTTTTAAAAGGGTATCGAAATGAGTACAGCTAACTTAGATGCAGCAACACTTAAAGGTGTTGTTCGTGGCGGTTTAATCCGTGAAGATGTAATGAACCAAATTTGGGACATAAGCAAAATCCCATTACCATTTACTGATGCGATTGGAACTGAAACTTCAGGCAATCCATACAAAGAGTGGACAACTGATGCACTTGCTTCACCAAACTTAACTAATGCTGTTATTGACGGCTCAGATGCTTCAGGCAACAACACTGTTACTGGCTTAAGAGTTGGCAACCATCACCAAATCTCTACTAAAGTAGTTCGTACATCTTTCAGAGCAGATTCTTCTGATACGATTGGTCGTACTAAAGAGTTGAGTTATCAAATGATGCGTAGACAACAAGAGTTGCGTCGTGACGTTGAAGCTATTGCCTTGACTAACCAAGCATCTTTTGCTGATACTGGTTCTGCTGCTGGTAACTCTGGTGGTTTACCATCTTGGTTGACTACTAACTTCTCTGCTGGTGCAACTGGTGCAGTCGGTGGTTTTCAATCTTCAGGTGTAACTCTAAAACGTACTTATGGTACTGCTAGAGCGTTGACTGAAACTCTTGTGCGTGATGCAGTTCAATCTGTTTACTCACAAGGTGGTGATCCAACTATCATGATGTCAGTACCTGGTGTTATTCGTAGATTCAGTGAGTATTTATTTACTTCATCTGCTCGTGTAGCAACATTGATGTCAGATCAAGGTAAATCTGCTTCTGCTGCAACTGCAATGGGTGCTGTGAATGTATTTGTAACTGACTTTGGTACTTTGAAATTAGTTCCAAACCGTTTACAAATTCCTTACACTGGCACAGCTGGCTCTACAACTGGTGTTTATGCTTCTTCTGGCGTATCTGCTGACGTATTTATCCTTGATCCTTCATACTTGGCTATGTCTTATTTAAAAGGCTACAGAACTGAAGAATTGGCTAAAACTGGTCTTGCAGAAAACCGTCAAATGTCTGTTGACTGGACATTGATATGCAACACTGAGAAGTCACATGCGATCATTGGTGATATTACCATTGCATCTGCTGTAACTGCTTAATATTGATAGCCCACTGTAATAGGTGGGCTTTCTTTTATCTAAGGAATAAAAATGGCTACAACAAAAGAAGTAGTAAAAGAAGTAAAACCAAAAACAATTAAAGTTAAAAACATCTGGACTGATCCAATTAGTTTTGAAAGTGGTGTTATTGCACCAAACGCTGAAGGTGAAGTATCTTTAGCAGAAGCAGAAGCATTATCAGATTACGTTCAAAAGGTGTAAGCAATGGATAGTGTAATTAAAAGTGACATGCATTATGATGCTCAAAGCAATACAGTTACTCATGTTACAACACAACCTACTGAAAAGATTATACTTGAACGTAATGCTGAATTACGAAAGAATCAAGGTGCTTTACATGATTTAGGTAAACAAAGTGGCGAATCTTTTGGTCGTATGGTAGCATCTATACCATTCATTATGTTTGAGAAAGCATTAAGAGATGGATATGATCTTAACAGTCCAGACAGCCAAATTGCAGGTCAAGAAATGAATAGATTTCTAAAGTCAACAGAAGGTAAAATGTGCCTAGTTCAAGGTAAGCACTGATGGCTAAATTTCTTGATTTTGCCAGAAACGTATGGGCTGGAAGTAAAAATCCAGATGAAGGAAGATTAAGTTTAAAAGGATTGGGAAAGCCTCAAATAGTTACACCATTATTAATTGGTATGACATTGGCGCAAGCTACTAATGCTTTATTGTCTGCTAGGTTGAAATTAGGAACAGTTACATTAACAACAGGATTAGTAACAGCTCAAAGTGTAGCTGCATATACTAATGTATCACCTGGTACTATTGTTAATATTACATTAACTTCATGAGTTCTTATATGCCTGACATTAATTGTAGAGTAGCTAAAGTAGAACAGCAAATAGAAGCATTGCTTAATGACATACATCATGACCGTGAGGAATCACGTAGACGATCTGATAGAATATTTTTAATATTAGATGAACTTCAAAAAACTACTCATAATAATAAAGGATTTTTTGGTGGCGTAGTATTTAGTGTTTCAGCCATTTTTGCTTTTATTGTATATTTAACGAGCAAGAATTAATGAGTGCATTAGAGATATTAATCAAGCTAATTAAAGATTCAGAAGGTTGCAAATTAAAATCTTATAAATGCCCAGCAGGAATATGGACTATAGGATATGGTCAGACAAAAGGAATTAAAGAAGGAATGGTATGGACACAGCAACAAGCTGATGAAGATATAATTAAAACCGCATTACAGGCTTTTAATGAGGCGATTAAAGATTCACCAATACTAGCAACTGCTAACATGGAGAAACAAGCTGCAATAGCGGATTTTGTTTATAATTTAGGCATAACGAATTACAATAAATCAACATTAAAACTAAGGGTTGATAAAGGTAACTGGGTTTCTGCATCAACAGAGATCAAGAAATGGAATAAGAGTAATGGAACTATTCTTAATGGTTTAGTTAAAAGAAGGCAATTAGAAGCTGACTTATTAATCAAATAATGGGTGATATATGAAAGAATATTTAAAAGAACTATTGCGTGAAGGCAGCACTATTAGAGGGTTAATATGGTGTCTTGGGGCGTTTGGAATATATAATATATCGCCAGAGCAATCACAAGCTATAACATCATTAGTTATGGCATTAGCTGGTACTCAGGGGATGTTTTTTACTGATAAAATAGGAAAATAAAATGGCAACTTCTGTTTATACAAAATACACGGCTGGTGTTGAATCATTACAAGAAGCAACTAACTGTGGAACGGATGTTTGGAAAGTTGCACTATCAAATACCATTAATCTTGCTGATACTACTTTTGTATCAGGAACAACAGACTTAGCAACTGCTGGGGGTTATACTGCTGGTGGTAATACTTGTACAACAACATCATCTTCTCAGTCCGGTGGATTGTTTAAACTTGTATTGGCAAGTCCTGCAACGTGGACAGCAACAGGTGTTGGATTTACATATCGATATGCTATTCTTTATAACTCAACTCTTAACGTACCGATAGGTTCATGGGACTATGGCTCAAGCCAGATTGTTACAGCTGGTGAAACAGTGCAGGTTGTACTTGATGCAACTAATGGCGTATTTCAAGTAAGTTAAGGAACAAATATGGCTCTTG